TACTGGTTGCATTAAGGATATTGGATAAACGGTTAATACATCAGAAGTTAATATATATGCTGGATAGCTTGCACTTGGAGCAGTTAGGTTTGAATTCAAAAGATTAAGTATTTTGCTATGATCAACTCTATCTACTTCCAATGTATTGTTATATATAATTTTTTCTATATAATAATACTCTGGTGAATTAATAGGTAATTTTAATGTACCGCTTGTATTATCATAATCTAATGTTTTATACTCTGAAAACTTATCTATTATTTCAGATATTCTCTTCGATATATTTGAGTGCCCTTCACCATGATACCTAGCATTCTGTTTGATCATAGCATTGCTATATTCATACATATACTTTTGAAATATATCTAACTGTGCCTGTCTAGCGTAAGCATTAAACTCCATAGGAGTTATGTAACCCCTATTGTCTTTGTTTAATATAAACATAACGCTATTACGAACCTCGTTTATCATGGAAATGCTTTTTACAAAGATAAATAAAAAAAGGCACTTTGTGAGAGTGCCTTTCTTTACTAAAAGTAAATGCTATTAAGCAATTGCAATACCAGATACAGCTAATGGTAAACCAGAAACTTCGTATGCTGGTTGAGACCATGCTGTTTGAAGAGCTGCAATAACTGCATTTTGAATAGCGTCACGCATTACTTCTGATCCAGCACCTGCCGCTGCGTGAGTAATTGTAGTTACTTTACCACCACCATAAGTGATGACAACTGTAGTAGTTGATCCTTGCTCAATTAATTTGATGTCTGTACAAGACACTAATTGATTTTGCTCGTTAGTAACTGGGATAGATAAAAACTTTTCCATTTTCTAAAAATTTAATGGGTGAATAATGCTACAAATATACTAATTTTCTGAAAATTTATTTTCTAAAAACTTATACAAGTCTAGACCCTCATCAGACTGTAAATAAGCAGAAAGTAAGTATACTGGATCCTCTCCAAAAGGAACAGTAAGCAACTTCTTCTTATTGTCTTTTAGATTGTAATAAATCTCTTTTTTATTGTTTCTGTATGCTAAGTATCCATCAGATATTGCTCTAGCCGCAAAACTAGTAACCTTAATTGTAGGATCATTTACTGCCTCCATAAAGTCTTGTGGATATTTTTTAGCATATACCATCATATCTCTTCTTATTTCAGAAGTCTTCATAGTATCAATAGATCCTCCAAGAAGAAGCCTAGCAATTGGCTCTAACTCTTCAAAAGACATTTCTCTTGCAATTAACTGAGCATCAAGAATATCATACATTTGCTTAATCTCTTGTTGAGCGTCTTTTTCTTGGTCAAACTCATAAAATTCAGTACCATTTCCAGGATGGTAGTGAAGAAATTCTTGTAAAACTGGATTATTTTTTGGAACATTTAATACTCCATCTTCGAAAATTATTGGTTCAATAATTACATTATCACCTTGCTCATCTTGAAATGGTGTATTTGCATTTCTTGCATAACGAAGAGGTCTATTTGTATTTGACTCTTCATCGTAGTATAGTAAACGTTTTCTTGGAGTGTCCTTAGATGAAAGGAAATAGGTTAATGGACTCTTACCATTCTTTAAAAGATATGTTCTATCTTTTGGCTCTAAAACAGATTTTCTTGTTGTTTTCATTTGATATAATTTTAATTTATTAATAATAAAAAAGGGAGAGGCGCTAGGCCCCTCCCAATTTTTTCAATTATCCCTTGAAGATAACGAAGTTGTTAGCACCTAGTGTACAAAGCGCTCTCTCAGACAAGAAGTTAACTTGCATTGCATCGAGGTCGCTAGTTGCAGCACCACCTGCGGAACCAGTCATCCAAGTTTTGTATCTACGATCTTCAGCCTCAGAAGCTCGGAAACGAACGTGTAAGAATGGTCTTCTAGCATTTTTACCAAGAACTTGATCGTAAACAGTCATTGTTCCAGCAGGAACCAATACACCGTTAACTACACCACCAACTAAACCTCCACGAAGAGTTGCATCGTTAAGATATTTCCAGTCAGTTTTGTAGAACTCGTATCCTCTCTTGAATCCAGAGAAACCAAGGTTCAATGCCATCTCCTCACTGTTGTCAAATAGACCGTAAGAAGTACCACCAGCTCCGTAAGAGTTCTGAGCAGCCAACATATCATCGATATCGAAAGAGAACTGACGATTCAAGAACAATACGTTTTCTGCAATAGCACCTTGCTTGTCAAGTCTTTGAATAATAGTGTCGAAGTCAGCCAATGAAGATGGATTACCTCCAGACCAAACGTTTCCTCTATCTTCGATTTCATAGAATAAACCTTTTGTACCAGCAGCAGTTGAACCAGGTCCAGAACCAGGAGCAGAAGCTGTAGCAGGAGAAAGGTATGCCAATGCATCAGAACCAGCTTCAGCAGGAACACCTTCAACCATCATCATTTCAAGGTAGTCCTCAAAACGAAGACGAGTTTCGTGCTCTGATTTCATGTACCACAAGTAACCAGTAGCTCCGTTTTCAGTAGTTACTTCAACCCATCCAACTTGAGCCATATCAGAACCAGATACAGTATAAGTATCTTTAATGATAACTGGCTTAACATCGAAGAATAAGTCTTGAGCCTCTAAAGATCCTTGCATTCCACTAGTTCCTTTTCCAAACTCAGAACCATATACAAAAGCTGTAACTAATTCTGTAGTAATGGTAAATGGAGAACCAGAAGCATTGTAAAATTTAACTTCAAAAGTTGAGTTTGAAGCTAAACCATCAGCAACACCAACTCTTGAAATAACTGCTTTAGCAGCGTTTGCAGCAACAGTTTGAGATGATAAGAATACTGTTTGATTTTTTCTGAAGTTACAGATAGCACCACCAGGGATAGTAAATTCAGCAGTATCTGAACCAGCCGCATCGTCTGGAACAACGTTAGTATACTTAGTGTGTAAACGACCTTGCTCTGCCCATTTAATCATGTCAGAGTTTGTAGGAAGTTCAGCACCAACCATACGCAAGAAAGATGCAATTGATCTGTTTCCATAACGCTCAAATTCTTGCTCATAAGTATCAGGAAGATACTGATTCAAGAAGTTGAAGTTTGTAATGTAATTTGTAGGCAATGTTGCCTTCACTGAGCTAGGGGTAATCGCTACACCTGGGCTCGTTTGTAATGTACCACTCATTTTTTAAAGTTTTAAAAGTTTAACGTTTTTTAATTACCAATCTGCTTCCTCTGTCTGGATCTATTACTCTAATCTTTACTCCTTCTGATGGTGTAGATTGGGGTGCTTGTCGAACCATATCAATATTTTTAGATTCCTTAGCAACACTTCCTACAGCGTCTGCCATGCCTTTTTCATAAAAGAACTTAGCAAACTTATCTGGGTTTCTAGCTATAGCAATAGAACGGTGAAAAGCTTCGGCATCTGCAAGATATCCATTATCATCAAGGAATTGTGAAACAAAACTCCTTAAATCATTTTGCTCTTGCAGTAAGTTCTTACTATCTCCTGGCTTATAAACCAATTTTTTATTTTCATCGACATTAAATTTGAAACCTTCAAAATTATCAGAGAAAAGTTCTTTGGTTTTTTTAGAGAAGAATTCTGATCTTCTTGCGTTTTCTTCTTCCATAGACTTGGAAGACTCTTTATATCTCTTGAATGCATCGTAGTTTTCTCGCTCTTCCTGTGGAACAAATGTTTCCCTTGACTCAAGTGGAACTCTGTATTGTTCTTTAAGGTCGTTAAAGTACTTCTTAGCCTTTGAGAGCTCTTTTTTCTTTGCTAATTTCTTTTTTTTGATATCTTTTTCGTCATCAAAATCTTCATCATAAGCAAACCTATCTGAAACATCAAACTTAATGTCATCTGGATCAAGATCTGGATTTTGCTCACGTTGATACTCAAAAAGCAAAGAGTCTTCGTCCATTTCATCGTAGTTTTTATTCAATCGAATAAAATCTTCAATTCCACGTCCTGTTTCTTTTTTGTACTTAAGAAATGCAGAAACATCTTCTGGAAGATCTTCGTTTTGTTGTCTCTGCTCAAATAACTCATCTAAGTTATTTATTTCTTTATTGTACCTTTTGCCAATATATGAAAGAACTTTGTTATCATCAATTTCGTCAACAGGTGTTGACTCATTTGTTTCTGTAATAACCGTCTCTACAGTTTCTGGTGTAGAAACAACTGTATCTATACTTTCAGTAGATTCTTCAGAAGCTACACTTGAATTTTCGTGTTGCTTTAATAACTGCTCTTCTACTTCAGCAACAGACTTCTCTTCAAAGTCTACTGCCCTTACTTTAATTTCTCCTTCCATGTTAATTAAATTTAATTTTTTACAAAGTTAATAATTATTTTGTTACTCATTTTCATAGAACATTGACTGAGAGTCTTCTGTATGCCATTTCTCATAACCTTCACAATTGAAGTATTCATTATTGACCAAATAATTTGGTTTTTCTGGAAATGGTTTTGTAACAAACGAAGGCTCAGACCATTTTATTCTATTGTTTGGTTGAAGTGCAATCTGTCCATTATCAAGAAGTATGATGTGATGTGATTTATGCTCAAGACCGTCCTCAGCTAAAGATAAATCAGTATTTAAGTCATTTGCTCCCCAGTTTATTGTAGCATAATAGCTTCCTTGATACCAATTCCTATCTTTCATGTATACCTCAACTTTTGTATCATAAACATAAGAAAGATGAAGCAATGTAAAATTATAAGAAAAACAATTCCATATTTGAAGATAATGAAATGGAAGATCTGGATCTGGTGTCTTGGGTTCTGTGAGAAGTGCATGTGATGGTAACTTATCTCTCATTACACCATTTTCAAGTAATACTTGAAATAGTGCAGCTTGACCAGGCATACATCTTACAGACATTACTACTCCAGGAGTGAATTCACCATGCCCCTCCTTAAATTGATACATATACTCATTCCTTACAAATACTTTGAGAGGAAAAAAGTTGTGTTCTATATATGCCATATTACTTGTTTCGGTGCTTAACTCTTCTGGTTATTGGTATATGTATACCTAAAGATATTTCGGTTTCTGGCTTATATCCAGTTCCAGCACTTTGATTCACATCAAATGTCATCGGACCTCTCTCAAAATGAACACCGTAGTTAACATCAAATCTATTTTTATCAGCACTTCCAGATAAATAAGGATTTATTTTTATTTTTTCTTTTGTAGTAGTAGCCGTTGTTCTGTTTTTCATGTTCTTATTATTTAGGCTCAAAAGACTCTAAGTCAAATCCATCTAATGAATCTTCAGTACTTTCAAAGTTAATTGGAGGAAGATTATTCTTTCTTTGATTAATTAATTCTGATTGTCTAGATGCCTGTAGATCAACTCTTTTATCCTTAGCTTTTTCTTTGTCTTGTTCTCGCTTTTTTATTTCTTCGGATTCTATTCCTTTAAGTTGCATGTTATATTGGAATTCTAGATCCATAAGCTCTCTCTTCATGTCAACCTCAGCTCTCATTTTCATAATTTCATAATTTGCTTCAGCCTCCTTAAGTTGAATTTTACTTTGGGCTTCCATCTGTAACAACTGAGCCTTAGATTCAGCAGCAGCTTGTTGAGATTGAATATTCGTCTGCATTTGCATTTGATATTCCATCTGCTTATCTTTTTGCTGCTTTTCCATTCTACGCTTTCTCTTCATCTTTAACAGCTCATTAGCTAGCTTAATGTTCTTTATGTTTCTAATGTCGATAGCGTCTTCTAGATCAATTGTTTGTTGCTGCAAAGCTACTTGTATATTTGCCTCAAGCATTTGTCTTTCATCCTCATCTGGATCAAGATCAATGAATATACCAAAATCAAATAGGTAAAGATCTCTTATCTCATCTAAAATAGATAGATTATATTTACCAATTTGCATTGCAAATTCTTCAGCAAAATCAGAATACTCAAGTATATCAGCAACCCTAATAGAAACACATTCTGCAAGTCTTTTAGTAATATTAAGATTGCCTTCTAGTATGTGTCTTGTAGCAGTATTTGAATTCATTGCTGCCATTTTTTGAATTCCAACCAAAGCATCTGGGTTTGGCATACTTCCATCTCTAGCCTCGCTAATACCAGTCACATCTCTAATCATATTCAAGTAATGATTATAGTTGTTTATAAGCGAAGACATTTTTGCTTGACCACTATTAGTATTTAATTCTTGAATTGGAATTCTGGCATTATTAAATTCACCATCTTGAGTATAGCTTCTACCAATAACACTACCAGTTTGAAAATACAATTTAAGAGCATCTTCTGGATTGTATGCAGCTCCAGTACCTAAATCAACCTCATTTATACCGTCAGCATCAATAAATACACCATCTGGTACTACTCTAGCAGTTACTTGTTGTAACTTTAAATGCGTTAACTGGATTTGATCTGCAAAAGGAATCATGCGTCTTACTAATGACTCCATAGCTCCTTTGTACATTCTAGGAGCAAAAGCAATATAGTTTGGATATGCTCTTTGAGATGCTGATTTTGGACGAACCATATTACGCATCATCTCCCACTTAAGAATTATGTTTGTTCCTGCAACAAGAACCCCTTCATACCAAACATCTCTTACTGCTTCAACTCTTTCATATGGAATTCCATCTTCCATTGGTGGATTAAAGTTTTCATCTTTTCTGATAACTCTTTCACCACCGTTTTCAAGTAATTTCTTTTTCCAAACAAACTTTTTGCTTGCTTTATAATTAAAGTAAATAAGAGTTACAATCTCATTTGTAAAATAATCATCTTGATAGTTTCTTATTATTGGAAAATATGTATACCATGCAGCACTACTATTTCTAATTTCATTTAACTGTTCATCAGTTAATGTTGGATCAATTTTAAGCACTTCTGTATAGTGCATTTGTTTTACTTCTCCAAAATAATAGCAGTCAGAAAAATCATTTTTCTCTGTGTAACTGTGAATCCAATTTGCAGGGTCAACGTATTCAACCTTTAAACCATCATTTATTAAAAATGAATGTTTAACTACAGATACACCAACAGTTACTAAGTCATAATTTATTTCTTTTCTTAACTCATCATACCTATTCATCTCAAATATAGTATCAATAGCTATTTCATTAGCTATCTCTATACTTGGCTTATACTTTATCTGCATGTATAACTCAAGCTCTTCATCAGTTTCTGGAAGTTCTTGGGGATCAACATTAAATGCATTAACGCCAAACTGCTCTTGAGTCATTAATAAGAAATCCTTGGCCACCATGTCAGCCTCAATCATTTCTTGAAATATGTTTTTACGTTCAGCAGACATAACGTCCTGCGATTCAGTTCTGACTTTAAATAATCTATCAGACATTCCGTTTACAACGACATCAACAAACTTTGGAATAATTGGAACTGGAGTCCAGTCTAAATTCATCATAGACATGTCTCCATTAATAGCCAACTCATCCTTGTACTTTTGTACTGGTTGTTGACCACGAGCATACAGTCTTAATCTATGAAACTCACCCCACTGATCATAAAACC